TAGTGGATTTAGTGGTACATCAGGATTCAGTGGTACATCAGGTGAATCAGGTGCTAGTGGAGCAAGTGGTACTACTGGTGTCAGTGGTAGATCAGGCTTTAGTGGAACATCAGGATGGAGTGGTACGTCAGGCATCAGCGGAACATCAGGTATCAGCGGAACCTCAGGAACAACAGGTGTATCCGGATGGAGTGGCACATCGGGTATAAGCGGTATATCAGGTACTACTGGTATATCAGGTACTTCAGGTACTACTGGTATTAGTGGCACATCAGGCTTCAGTGGCACCAGTGGTACTAGTGGACAGTCAGGTACTACCGGTATCAGTGGAACGTCAGGCTGGAGTGGAACGTCAGGCTGGAGTGGAACGTCAGGCTGGAGTGGTACTACTGGTATCAGTGGTACATCGGGTATAAGCGGAACATCAGGTATCAGTGGTACAAGTGGATGGTCAGGTACAACAGGTATAAGCGGAACATCAGGTATCAGTGGTACAAGTGGATGGTCAGGCGTTTCAGGTATCAGCGGAACATCAGGTGCTAGTGGAGCAAGTGGTACTACTGGTGTCAGTGGTAGATCAGGCTTTAGTGGAACATCAGGATATAGTGGTACATCAGGTATTAGTGGCACATCAGGCTTTAGTGGAACATCAGGTATTAGTGGTAGATCAGGTTGGAGTGGAACTTCAGGTATTAGTGGTACATCAGGTATTAGTGGTACATCAGGACAAGCAGGTCCTAGCACTACAATTAATGCAACACAGGATGTAGCAACTACTGCATTGTATCCTGTCATGGTTGGTGCAACTGGCTCTAATCAAACAGCAAAAGCAACTACAACTAAATTTGCTTTCAATGCAAGTACAGGTACATTAACTTTAGGTACTGGTACCGGTGGTAGCATTACTGGTGCTAACGTTATCTCTGCTAGTTACTTTGATTTTGGAACAACAGATGCTGTTACGGCTGCAGGTTCGACACAGGGTACTGCTACTGTAATAGTAACAGCTATCAACAACGTTACAACAGTTGCAGCAAGTACAGGTGTTATATTGCCGACAGCAGAAGCAGGTTTACGAGTTATTGTTAGAAACGGCGGCGCAAACGCATTGAATGTTTATCCAAACACATCAGATTCTATTAATGCAGCAGCAATTAACGTTGCTTATGCATTGCCTGTAGGCGGATGTGTGGAATTCATAGCAATGAATGCTACAAACTGGTACACATTAAACGCTACATATGCTTAAAATTTAGGGCCCAATCCTCTAGTCATAAGTAATGATTAGAGGATTCCATGAAATATAGTATCGTAATACCAACATATAACAATTGTGACAAATTCCTAAAACCGTGCATAGAAGCACTGTTGAAATACTCACATATCAACGACATTGAACTTATAATAAGTGCCAATGGTTGCACGGACAATACATCTGAATATTTGGACAGGCTAAAAGCTAGTTTTGACTACTTAGGCCTATCAGATCACTTAAAAGTTGTATGGAATAAAGATGCACTTGGATACGCAAGAGCGACAAACGCAGGAATCAGAGTATCAACTTGTGACAAACTCGTCATGCTAAACAATGACGCTATTCTTCTTGGTCAACACAGAGGTGATTGGCTTAAACTATTGAATCAGGGTTTTGAAGATAATCCTAAATGCGGAATAACTTGCTCATTAAAGAAGTACTCACCTATCACTCAAATGGATTTTGGTGTCTTTTTCTGTGTAATGTTCACAAGAGAAGTGTTGAACAAAGTTGGATACTTAGATGAGCGTTACGAAAAGGGCGGCAATGAAGATATTGATTTCTGTGCAGCCGCTCAACTTTTGGGATATGAAGTAGTTCAACCCGTACCATTAGTATGGAGTGATGCTGCAAATCTATATGTAGGCACATTCCCATTATGGCATCAAGGTGAAGGCACAGTTCACAACCCTGAGCTAGTTAGCGATTGGGAACGAACATTCAGAATCAATGAATTAAAGCTAGCTCAAAAATACAACATGGCTTGGTATGAAGCCCACAAACATACAGTCTAAAGGCAAAAATGAAATACAGCGTAATAATACCTACCTACAACCATTGTAATGATCTACTAAAGCCATGTGTTGAATCTATCTTCAAGTACACTGATGTAACCGATGTTGAACTTATTATAAGTGCCAATGGATGCAAAGACGAAACATTGGCATATGTAACCGAACTACAAAGTCATTATTCTTTATTAGGTATAAGTGAAAATTTAAAAGTAGTTTGGAACGATGAAGCCTTAGGATACTCACGTGCATGTAACGCGGGTATTGAAGTTGCAACTACTGATTTAATAGTATTGTTGAACAACGACACTGTGTTACTTCCACAAGAAAAGAATCGTTGGCTAACACAATTAGAGTCAGTGTTTATAGGTAACGAAAAAGCAGGTATTAGTTGTTTAATTAAAAGCGAGTCAGAGCCTGCAGGACACGACTTTGCTATCTTCTTCTGTGTGATGATTCATCGTAGAGTATTTGACAAGATTGGGTTGTTGAGTCTTGATTATGGCGCGGGTGGCGGTGAAGATACTGAATTCAGTATTGAATGTGAACGTGCCGGTTTTCAAGTACTAGAGTGTGTTACTAAGACATGGAACCCTGAAGTAGGAATGTATTGCGGTGACTTCCCTATCTATCATTTAGGTGAAGGTACAGTGCATGACAAAGAACTTGTACCTGAATGGGAAGATATCTTCTTAACTAATTCACTAACACTAGCTAGAAAGTACAACCCACATTGGTATCAGTGGCGTCTAAGTAACTACTGGGAACGAGCAGTATTCTTTAAGGGTGATGAAATTGCACCTAGAGAAATTACACGCTACTCATGGGCAGCACAGAACATACTAGGAAATAAAGTATTTGAGTTGGGTTGTTCAAGTGGCTACGGTTTACAATTCTTACCTAGCAATATTGAGTACACTGGTCTAGACTATGACAAGCGTATTATTCCTGTTGCTAGAGATCAAGCATGGAGAGAGAATGCTACATTTGTTCACGGCGATATCAACACGTATGAGTTAGGACAATACGACACTATCATTGCATTTGAGGTTATTGAGCACTTAGACAATGGGTTGGAGATCGTAGAAAAACTTAAAAGACATTGCAATAGATTGATGATCACTGTACCTATGCTTGAGACACCGGGACTATGGGGTCCTCATCACAAGATACATAACTTAGATGAATCATTCTTTCCCGGCTTTAAGTTTAAATTTATTGCGCCTGACGGTAGTCTACGTGATGAGCCACATGAGCGCGGCGACAAAGAAAACATCAACTTGATGTTATGCATTTGGGACAAAGAAGAAATGACAATAGAAGAATCACTTAAATTTTTAAACGAACAAGATCCTGCAATGTATCGGGAAGTTATCGAAGCTAATCAGTATCACTTAACACCTGAGCGTGTAAGAGACAGAATAGTAATTGATATTGGTGCCAACATAGGTGCATTCTCGTTATATGCTGCTGCATTGGGTGCTAAAAAGGTAATCTCTGTAGAGCCGATCAGTGCATCATACAATACTTTTTTAAAGAACATTCATCGTTTAGGTCTACCGAACATAACTACATATAAAAAGATTGTGTCAGAAAAGGGCAACGACTTTTTACCTGTTAGTTTAAACGATAACGCAGGTGCAAACAGTATGTACAATGTTTCAGAAAACTATGAAGTTGTTGAGACAATTACATTTTCTGAAATCATGAATCAAATTGCAGGACATGACATTATATTGAAACTAGATTGTGAAGGTGGTGAATATGATGTTATCATGAATGCTAATGAACATGATATGGTTAGGATCAATGAAATCATGATGGAGATACATACTGATCTACATCCTAAATACAAAGGTAAAGAGGTCATTGAACAAAAGCTAATTGACTTTGGATTTGAAAAGAAAGACTCAGTTCAAATCTATTACTGGGACTGGGATCAAAATGGTCAACCTGTAAATTACCGTGAAGCACCATTCGTAAATCAATACTGGAAAAAATGAAAAAAGAAATCTTATGCTCAATCTCTACTAAAGGTAGATACGATACAACGTTGCCAATGGCAATTTCATCTGTAATCACGCAGACATTGAAGCCTGATTATATTATCATTCAGGATGATAATGATCAACCAATAGATGTGCGTGAGATACAGCACTACAACTACCTAATGCAAATGCTCAGTGAATCTGGTATTGCGTGGGAATGGCTATATGCTGAAAAGAAAGGTCAACATCACAATCACCAACGTGCAAATCATATGGGATTTAAATGGGTGTGGAGATTAGATGATGACACTATAGCTGACAGCAATGTATTGCAAACACTCTATTTACATGCAAATGAAAATGAAAATGTAGGTGCAGTAGGAGGTTCGGTTCTTACACCTCCTTCAATGGGAGAAGTAAACGCTACAGGTAAAATAGAAGACATTTACAGTGAACCTAATTTACAATGGGGTCGTATAAAACAGAAGAAGGAAGTAGATCACTTGCATTGTTCTTTTTTATACCGTGCAGGTGTCGCTGATTATTGTTTAAGTTTATCACGTATTGCACACCGTGAAGAAACATTGTTCACGTATGAATTAATTAAAAAAGGCTACAAGAACTATGTTGTTCCTGAAGCTATAACCTGGCATTTGAAAAACAAAGTTGGTGGAATTAGAGATGGCGTTCATGAAATGTTCGAACATGATGAGCGTATATTTCAAAACATAATGAACTTCAAAGACCAAACAATTGTTATCTTAGATTGTGGTATGGGTGACCATATCGTCTTTAAGAAGGTTCTCCCTTATATCAAAAACCCTGTACTCTTTACGTGCTATCCTGAAATTATTCCAGGACGTAGTATAGCTGAAGCACAAGCATTATTTGGTGACATTCATGATTACAATGTCTATGCACACATGGATCGTTGG